CGGTAGTGGCACCACTTTGTTGGTTGCTCAGGAAAACCGGCGGCGTGGGATTGGCTGTGAGCTTAACCCCGATTACCTGAAGTTGGCGGCAAAACGACTCGGCCAATTGACTATCTGGGCCTTGGATAAATCAAAAATGGCCGCACCAATGGAGGAAGTTTTATGAGATCAGCAAAAGTTGCGCTTAGTCAGAGTGGTTTGTTATCGGCTTTACAAAGACCGATCGCCTTTCACAAGGTATTTGCTCAAATATCAGGGAGTGTTACCGCTGGATTGTTTCTTTCGCAGTTGTTCTATTGGCATGACAAGGGGAGCGACCCTGATGGGTGGATTTACAAGACCTATGCCGATTGGACAGAGGAAACCACTATGTCTAGGAAAGAGCTAGACACGGCAAGGCGTAAGCTCCGAGCTTTGGGTGTGTTGGAAGAGTCTCTTCATAACGTGCCTGCCACCGTTCACTACCGAATCAATTTTGATCGACTCATTGAGTTGCTCAATGGACACGCAAAAGGTGCAAACTTGATTGACCAAAAGGGACAAACTAGTTTGTCCGAAAGGGGCAAACTGGATTGTCCGAAAGGGGCAAACTCTCTTATACATACAGAGATTACAACAGAGACTACAGCATCAGGAGCGGTTGACGCTGTTGGAACAGAAGATCCATTTTTCCTTGGCCAAGCAAAACAAATTGCCAGAGAAGTGGCCAAGCAAACAAAACAACCAGCAGTCAAGAATTTCCTCGTTGATAGTCCTTGGGGAGAATTAGCAAGAGAGTTGGATCAAGATCCAAAAGTGGTTTGGGAAGCTTTTGATCAGTTCATGATTGCTGTTCACTCAGACAAGAAAGATCCGGAGGCTTACGTTGGCAAAGTCCTGTCTTCCTTGTTCCAAAATCCGGGCACAGAACTTGCAAATAAACACTGGGTTCAGTTTGCCAAGCATTTCAGAAAAACTTTATCTGCCCCGCAGGTTGCGAAAAAAGTCGCACCCCGCCAACCGCAACTAGTCGAAATCCCCGACAGAATTGCCTCTGCTGAAGCGATAAGGAGGGCGAGACATGGCTAATGTACCTCCGCACAACTTAGAGGCAGAGCAGGCGATTTTGGGCGGTGTTTTAGTGGCACCAGCGGCGATCGCCAAAATCCAGCTCCAGCCAGAGGAGTTCTACTCCCCTGCACACCAAAAAATCTGGAAGGTGATCCTCGGTTTAGTTGACCGCAACCAGCCAGTGGATTTCCTGACCGTTTCCGAGGCATTAGGGAAGGACATGGAGGCGATCGGTGGTGTCGCTGTCCTGTTAAACCTTATGGACACCAGTGTTTCGGCCTTTAACGTTGATCGCTATGCGGCGATCGTTCACGAAAAATACCAACGCCGAAAACTTATCGCCGCCTGTCAAACTCTTCTCAGTGACGCTTTTGATCCGGCGATCGAGTGGGAAGAACTCAGAAATAAAGCCGAGGCTGAACTCACAACGGCGATCGCCGATAAGACAACAGCCAGAGGGTTGCGGCACATCTCCGAGTTCATGCCAGAAATCTGGAAGCAACTTGAGGAAGGCAAAAACTCTGCTACTCCCACCGGTTTGAATTATTTTGATCAGTGCTTAGACGGTGGTTTAAGGGGAGGCGAGTTAGTCGTGGTGGCAGGCAGGCCTGCTATGGGCAAAACTTTTGTTGCTCAGTTCGCATCCCGAATCCTTGCCAACCAAGGGCCTGTGGCTGTTTTTAGCTTGGAAATGTCTGCGGACTCAATAACCCGCCGCTACTGGGCCACCGAAGCGAATCTTCCCCAATCGTGGCTGAACACCAACTCGATCAACCCCGAATACATTGGGCAACTGGCAGACGGTGCCGCCGCCTTAAGCTCCTTGCCGATTTTTATTGACGACACCCCGGGTGACTTGGTGACTGTTCCCTACCTCCAAAGTGAGTGTCACAAAATCTACCGCCAACACCAAAAAATGGGGGCGATCGTTGTGGATTACTTGCAATTGATAGGCGATCAGGGTTCAGGTAACCGAGTGGGTGAACTAGGTCGCTATAGCTCGGCTCTTAAGTCACTGGCCAAGACCTTTGACTGTCCCGTTATTGCTTTGAGTCAGCTTTCCCGTGGCGTGGAAGGCAGAAACGACAAACGGCCGGTGATGAGCGACATCCGAAGCTCTGGGGCGATCGAGCAGGATGCCGACGTAATAGTCATGCTCTATCGGGATGAGTATTACAACCCCAATACTCCCGACCAAGGGATTTTAGAGCTAATCCTTGCCAAAAACAGGCACGGCGTTAGTGGCGTTACAGCCAAAGCAAATTTTGACCCCAGTGTGGGGACAATCACCAATTTTGTTAACTACGGAGGTAGTAATGATTACGAAGACGATTGAAAATCTGGCAATTACGCAACTGGGCAAAATGGCATGGGAAAATATAGCCAAAGGCGATCCAAGCGTTTGTGATGGCTACGTTTATTTCTGGGTTTTGGGTCAGGAATGCGCTTGGGGAATTAATACTAACCCCGTGTTGTTAATGCAACTCGAAACCGACAAAGAATTCTTAACCTTTCACGATTTACTGGAGGAAATCAGTGGAGAACCCCAAAGCGAACCCGCCCCACTATCCCGGCATAACCGAGCCTGAATTCCTGCCTCACCCCTATGCCAACCTCTTTGATCGCCTACCCGACGATCAACTAGCAAAGCTGGCTCAGGACATAGAGCGCACGGGGCAATTAGTCCCCATCCAGCTCTATGCAGGGAAGATCCTTGATGGCAGAAACCGTTATGCCGCCATTGCATTGATAAACCACCAACGTCAGCACCGAGGGCTCAAACCCATGGCAGTCCGCTATGGGCTTTACCTAGAAGTTGAGTCTGAGGAAAATGACAGGATTGCATGGGCCTTTGTACGGGCTAACAACTATTACCGACGATTAACCACTACTGAGATTATTTAATTATGAGTACTGCAATTGTTAAACAAGGCTTTAACCAAGAGCAAATCGCATTGATCAAGTCCACTATCATGGCTGGCAAAACGCCACCATCTGACAATGAGTTGGCTTTGTTTGGAATGATTTGCCAAAGGGCTGGACTAGATCCATTTGCTAAACAAGTCTATGCAATCCAACGCTATGACAAGGCAAACAAGGCTTATAAGTGGACGTTCCAAATATCAGTGGACGGACTACGAGCTATTGCAGACCGAACGGGACAATACGCTGGAAGTGACGAACCGCTATTTGACGAAGGGCTTGACTGCTTTAGTTTTGAACAGACAGGGCGGACACTGCCTTCCATCTGCAAGGTTACTGTTTGGAAAATGATAGGGGGACAACGATGCCCATTTGTAGGTATCGCAAAATACTCCGAATTCGTTCAAACTTATGAAGGGAAACCGTCTGGGCTATGGCAAAATATGCCTTTAACTATGTTGGCAAAATGCGCCGAAAGTCAGGCGTTGAGGAAGGCCTTCCCCCAGTGCAACAGCCTTCTTCCCGAAGTATCCACCACTGAGCCTATTGTTGAAGCAGAACCATTGCAAGATCCTGAACAGTGGCGGATCGATGGCTACCAATGGGCGTTATCTCAGGGGGTTGATCCTGAAACTGCTAGTGAAATCTGCAATATTGCCAAAAACAAACGGGAGCTAGCTGATCGGATTAAGGTGGAAATCCCCGTGGTTACAGTTGAGACTGCGTAGCTTAAACGGTAAAATATGGTGTGCCTCGGCAGTGCTGTCAACACTCCGAGGCGTGGCCAACCTGTCTAATAGGTCAACATTATGAAGCGTAGAACAACGCCCGAATTTATTCAACTAGCAAAAGCTAAACATGGCGATAGATATGATTATTCACTAGTTAATTACGTGGATGCCACTCAGAAAGTCGCTATCAAATGCAAAGAGCACGGGGTATTTTGGCAAAATGCGCACAGCCATTTACAAGGTGTAAACTGCCCTAAGTGTGCAAATAATTTTAAGGGTGATACAAAGTCATTTATCCAAAAAGCGAAGTCTATTCATGGCGATAAATACGACTATTCGCTCGTTAATTATATTAATTGGAAGACTCACGTCGATATTGTCTGTCCAATCCACGGAGTATTTAAGCAGTCCCCTTTAAATCACTCTCAAGGTCAAGGGTGTCCCTGTTGTGGGCGGATTAAAAATTATGTAACAATAACCAAAACCCTAGAAGAGTTTTTGAGCCAGGCAAAATCTATACATGGAAACAAGTATGATTATTCGCTTGTAACCTACGTTAATACAGAGACAAAAGTTGCAATTATTTGCCCTGAACATGGAGTATTTTTAAAGTACCCCAAGTATCACATAAGAGGGAGTGGATGTGTAAAGTGTATTGGGTTAGCAAAGAAGACATTAAAGGAATTTATCGATCAATCCAAGTTGGTTCATGGTAATAAATATGATTACTCATTGGCAGAATACAAAAGCAATAGAGATAAGCTTTTGATCGTCTGCCCAATTCATGGTGAGTTTTGGCAATCGCCCAGCAATCATGTAAAGGGAATTGGTTGTCCCAGTTGTGCTAGTCATGGATTTAATCCTGATTTGCCTGCTGTATTGTATTTGCTTTTGTTCCAAAAATCAATTGACGTTTTTTGGAAAATAGGAATAACAAACAGAACAATTGAAGAAAGGTTTGGTGTGGATTTTCGTTTTGTTGTTGAGCGTTACGAATGGTATTTTGAGAAAGGATCTAACGCTTTAGACGTTGAACAGCAAACCTTACGCAAGTTTAAGTGTTACAAGGCGAAAAAGCTTTTGTTTGATAGGCTATCCCTTGGCGGGGAGACAGAGTGTTTCGATTTATCTATGCCTGTAAACAAGGTAATTCAACATATCACCAAACAGGCTGGGTATAATTAACATAGTTATGCAAGGGTGGGAAACATGAGTGACTATTATGATTACCTTTTGCGGACATATTCTAGGGCGACAGCAGAAAGGTATAGGCGGATCGCCGCCGGTTACAATCCCCCCGCTCCCCGTCCCATCAGAACAGAACGGTGGATCTCCAACCGACTCCACCGTGAAAAAGCTTTCACCCCTTCTCAATGCCTGCTAAT